CTATCCAAGCTTGAGCCCCGGCACCTTTCTCAAACGGACCATAGAAGCGGGTAGCACCCATTGGTTGAGAGAGCGAGACAACACACGCCCCTATGTCGCCCAGTTCTACCACAGCGACATTGACGCATCTACCATCTCGTAGAAGTGAGCGTCACAGATGGTTGTGTGAGTTCCGTTCACTCGGCGTACTTCATTGTTGCCACCACACTCAACGCCGTGAGCGTGAGTGAACTGGCAAGTTTCGGTGTTCGTGGTGTTCTCCATAAGGTAAGAGTACAGGTCACGCAAGTCAGATACCAACTTGCTTATTAGTACCACTCACTCCATTCGTCTTCCTCTTCGTCTTCATCTTGCTCTTCACCTGCGCCCTGCGGAATCAGCGTGGTGAATCCTTCGTTCGGGTCTTCGTTGTTTGTCTCAACTGCCGAGATGAATCGCAAGCCACACGACTCGTGCCACCAAGCGTGAAGTTTCGCCAACATCTCTTCAGGCGTTCCCGTGAAGATGTCAGGTGCGTAGTTCTCCCTGAACCAACGCTCTTGACCTGCGTCCATCGCAAGGTAAATCTTGTGGCACGTGTCCCAAGCGATAAGGCGAGCGTCTTTGACTGCCACCTCAACATTGTTCCAGTATTTCTCCATTGTGTCCATTTTGTTCTCCTCCATATCTAAGAGGTTACTTGGCGCACAGGTCAGATACAAAGACCCGTGCCGGGGCTTATGGGTTACTATTTATGAGTGGCTGACGAAAAGAAAAAGAAAAAAGACAAACCAGCAAAGGTCAAGCGCAAAGAGCGTAGACCGAGTTGCTGTCCTATTCGTTAGACCAGCGAGCCTCTACCCATTCGTGAAGTTTCGGCGGGCAATTGTCTCTATGAAAAGGGTCAAGCATTGTTCCGTTCAGTGCTCTCGCAATAGACGGCTTCACTTCATCTAAATAGTTGTAATAAATCTGCCCGTATCTCATTGTTTCGTCGTGGCGAAGTTCGTACTTCAGCGCAACATCAGCAAGAAACTCTAGGTAATTCATACCGCAACTTTATCTCGCTCACCACGAAGTAAGTACGAAGGCAATACGGCGTATCCAGCCATATGACGTTCTCTCTCCGTCTCTCCGCCCCACACTCCGTATTGTTCTTTATTCTTGCGTGCTATATCACGACACTGAATTGCTACTGGGCAAGTGCTACAAACTTTCTTGGCAAGTGCTTCACGCTTGTCTCGCCGTTCAGGTCGTTCGGCACTCTTCCCGTAAAAGATATAAGCCTTGCCGTGACAAGGTCGTGGTGTATCAAAGACGATGCTCATAGTGAGTACTCTACTAACGGCATAACAATAATCGGTGTTTGTTCACCAACCCACGCACCGACAACATTGAAGTCCACATACTCCATTGCTTCTTCATATTCCATTCCGTCACGCTCCATACAAACATTTATCAGTTTGTCGTAAGAATAGACAGCGAGTATTGGTTCGTTTATTCGTTGAGAGAAACCGATAAAGGCTTCATCAAACCCGTCCATCAGCAATGCGCTTTCACCCATTTCTTGTAATGCTTCATCTATTTGCGAGCGTGAAGGTTTTGTAGACATTTCTGTCCAACCATTCTTGTCGCCTATTTCTTTCCAATGTTCGTAGGTGTTACCAACGAATATGTCTTTCGCTTCGCCCATTATGCCCTCTCTTGCGTAGTACTGATGAAGTAGTCCACGATAGCCTCTATTTCGCCACAAGCGGAACATATTTCAGTTTCGTTGTCACGTCGTGAGAGAGCCCCGGGGTAAGCCCCTGGCATTTCATTGTTTGGAATAAACCCATTGCAATTTGGGCAGATGTGGTCAATGCTCTTTTTCATTTGTCCTCGCAGTAGTAGAAGCGAATATCTCTGTAGAAGTCTTGAGAGATGTTGGTGATGTCATACACAGCGTCACACCTTGCGCACCAGTAATGCGCCCGTGTCCACTCTGATGCGACTGGCTCACACTCTGTCCATTTTCCATTTACGTTTTTACACGGATAGAAACCGTCGTAATGCGGTGCGTTGCCACACGAACATTCCAACCAGTCCTCGCTAGCGAGTATCGCCGTGCTTCGTTCTTGTGTTTTCATACCCACGACAGTACAGATAACGCAGGTCAGATACAACGCTACGCCGAGCGGGGCTCTTGTACGGGCTTTAGTATCTGTCCTGTGCCCCCTGTATCGTTTGATGTGTGGCAGGGAAGCCTGTCGCCTCGGCTCTCAGACAGTTGGAGAAACGAGACATACCAGCAAGCCTCTCTAACGCTAAGGCTCTGTCGGGATGGTGTACTAGTCACCTAGCCCGTCATCCGTCCGCCTCTTACGAAGCAACCGCTACAGGTAGTCTCGCCAACGGGCAAGGCCAGCCCAGTCTGGGAGTTGGGGCGAGAGGTTTCTCTGTTTTTTATTTCGCGAGCCCCGGCTACCCGAGACGCATTGCGCCGAGTGACTGGTTTGTTTCACCCAGTGAGTTCTTGGTAGGGGTGGAGACATCAAGTTGGATACGTTGGAGTATCACTTCGAGTTCATCCAGTTTCTTATTCATTGCGGTTACTTTGTTGAGAATATCCACGATGTGCTGTTCCATTCCATAGACCCTAGCAGTATTATCTACCCGTGCGCCTATTTCTTGACCACGACTTACTGGCACTGGACTTCCCCTATGACGCCGACCAAGTTGCTGAAATCAAGGCAGTACCCGGGGCTAAGTGGGACAAGGTGGACAAGTTATGGAAAGTGCCTATTAGTTCCATAGATGAAGCCCGTGGTTTCGCACAGAAACATAAGTTTCAGATATCTGATGAAGTTCTGCGGTTTACTATCCCGGGAAGGAAAGCAAAGCGTGGGGCATATCTCAAAGGTGACTGGGTATTCATACAAATCCCGTATGACAAAGTAGTAATCAACGCCGTGAAGCGGATACCAGGGATAACTTGGGATAAAGGTGAAGTGGCGTGGAGAGCACCCGTAACCTCGGCACAAGACACTATTGACTGGGCTAACTCATTCGCCGTATCAGTAGATGAGACAGTATTCCGTGTGGCAGATGAGACAAAGGCAAAGTTAGAGCGATTACAACAAGCCTCACGCTCAACAGATGCGGAGATAGAAGTGCCGGGATTACAAGGAACGCTATTGCCTTATCAAAGAGCAGGCGTGGAGTACGCCACCCGTGCGAAGCGAACGTTCATAGCAGACGAGATGGGTTTGGGAAAAACATTACAAGCGATAGCAACACTGGAGTATTCCTCGCAGACAGATGAGGTGTATCCAGCAGTAGTCGTATGCCCACCAACTCTCGCACTCAACTGGAAAGCAGAGTGGAACAGATGGTTGCCTCACAGACGAGTTTCCGTTGTAAGTAATCGCAAAGAGTTTCCTGAAAGTGGAACTTATGATGTCGTGGTAGTCGGTTACTCAAACATTCAGCATTGGGAAAAGCAACTAACTGGGCATAACTCATACGTATTTGATGAAAGTCATTACACAAAGACACCAACGGCGCAACGAACTAAGTCGGCTATAAAGATGGCAAAGAGCGCACCCAAACACGGCATTGTGTTGTGTCTTACTGGAACACCCGTAACCAACAGACCAGCAGAGTACGCAAGTCAGTTAGACATAATCGGAAAACTCAAAGAGTTTGGTGGCTTGTGGGGTTTCTATCGGCGTTACTGTAACGCATTCCAAGACAGGTTTGGTCAGTGGAATATCAGTGGCAACTCACACCTTGACGAACTCAATGACAGACTTCGTGGTACTTGCTACATACGCCGTACCAAGTCACAAGTGCTATCCGAACTGCCACCCGTAGTACATAACCCAGTTCTCGTGGAAGGAACAGAGGCGGGGCTCAAGGAGTACGTGAAGGCAGAGCGAGACATCATCAAGTACATAACGGACAGAGCCCGTGAAATCGCATTGGAACTCGGAGAAAGCCCGTACTCGGCAGCGGTGGTGGCAAGAATAAAGGCAGAAAGTAACGAACACCTAGTCCGACTATCAGTTCTTAGACGACTATCAGCGAAAGCGAAAATGCCGTTGGTAGAGGAGTGGGTAAACGAGCGCATAAATGACGGGAAAAAGGTGGTTATCGCTGCGCACCACAGAGACGTTGTAGATGAACTCGCAAGAAAGTTCGGAAATCTACGGATACAAGGCGATATGAAAGTCGCCGACATTGAGGAACAAAAGCATAAGTTTCAGACGCTACCCGTAGAGGAAGCACCCGTAATCGTTCTAAGTATTCAGGCAGCCAAGACTGGACACACGCTTACCGCAGCGCAAGACATTGTATTTGTGGAGTTACCGTGGACACCAGCAGACCTTGACCAAACTTATTCACGACTTCACCGCATTGTACA